TATTTATTCATATAATCATTAAACCCTATTATATTACTAATTGTAGAAAATATTTTACATAAAGTTTTCTGTTCATTATATGAATCTGATTGTTTTTTTACATAGTCTTTTACTTTTTCTATAAATGATGATAAATTAGTTTTACATATATTCATTATTTCCATCTTACTTTCATAAGGTATGGTATTATTATTACTACTAGAATATAAAATTGCAATTATATTGTTAATCCTATCATTAGAAACATTTGTATATTTTGAATGAATTTCAGTCATAGCTTTATTTTCTTTTATAAGTTTATCTAATGTTTCTGTACCAGCTAATGCATGAAATTCGGATTTATTTATTTCAACTGGTTTTAAAATCCAAGAATATTGTTTAGATAATGGTTTAGGTTTATCAAATTCAACTTTAATTACTTTTGGTTCAATATACCTTAAATTTATTAATAATTCTGATAATTTTTGTATTAAATTAGTTAAATCCATAAATTTACTTTTATCTTTTGATATAATTATATCAATAATTTTACTAATTTCGTCTGAATTTTTTTCAATTAATTTAATATTTTCATCATAATTTTTTCCTTTATTATCTTTCTTATTTGTTTCACTTAATTTTTCTAAATTTTGTATAATATTTCTTATTGGATTATTTTGTGATAATGCTGGGTCAAAATATATATAAACCTTATGATTTTCTTTAACAAGTTTAGCTTTCATATTTCTTATTGAAAAAGTTTTATTTTTGTCTGCATCTCTAGTAGTTATTATATCATATCTATCATCACCGTAATAATCATTCTCTGATCGAATTTCATATTTTTTTTTTTCTGAATTACCAATTAAATAATTATCTTTTATGGTATAGAATCTTAAATCTATTAAAGGTCTACCTGATTGTCCTTGTTGTCCTGGTTGTCCTTGTTGTCCTTGTGGCCCTAGTTGTCCTGGTTGTCCTTGTTGTCCTAGTTGGCCTTGTTGTCCTTGTTGTCCTAGTTGTCCTTGTTGTCCTAGTTGTCCTAGTTGTCCTTGTTGTCCTTGTTGTGGTTGTTTTACTGGTAGTGCTTGACCTGGTAGAGTTTGTACTGGTGGTTGTTTTACTTGTAGAACTGGTTGTTGGATTACTGGTTGTGCTTGACCTGCACTGCCACTGTCAAAAGTGGCATTATATTTTGATTGTATTTTATCAAATATTTCTTTACTTAATGCATTATATTCTGTTATATTATTTTGTGTAAAATTTTTTTTAATTAGATCAATATTACCTAATTGTATTTTGTGTTTAGGTATTAAATGTGTTCCAGGTGTTCCAGAATTATATTCAGGACATACAGCATAAAAATAAATATCACTAGTTGATGTATATTTTTTAATATATCTAAATATATTTAAAATTGCTCTTTCTAAAATTATATCAATATTATTTAAACTTACATTAACGATTTGTTTATAATCTATATCACTACTATCTAAATTCATTTTATCTAATATAAAATTAATTTTTTTTTGAATATCTTCTTGAAAAATAGTATTATCAAAACTGACAGGTATACCTAATGAACGAAAATTATTTATCCTATTATTATTTAAACTAATATCTGCCCTATATTTTCTAAATTTATCATAATAATTTATACCTTCATCAGTATTATTATTAGCATATTTTTCAAAACTATCAACATAAATAAATAATAAATTATTTGAATTTTTGACATTAGCAATAATTTTATCAAAATCATTACTAGTATCTTTTTTATAACATATTGGGTGTATTGTTATTTTGGATCTAGGATAGTTTTTCGATTTTGATTGTGAGTGTGGTTGTGATTTTGATTGTGATTGTGATTGTGATTGTGATAGTGATATACTTGGTTTTCTAAGTACAACACTAGTCGAGCTACCAGGACTTTGTCTTTGTATTTTATGAGAAGCAGTAGTAAAAGAATTAGCTCCCCCAGCTTGTTTAGTTAAATTAAATATTTTTTTATATTTTTCCAATGTTTCTAATATTCCTAAAAATGCAGTTGCTATTATAGTTGAATCATAATAAACTTCACTTGACATTTTTTCATTTAATAACATTTCTAATATTTTATTAATATTTAATGCAGATGCATCTAAAAATTTTATAACATTTTCAAATTCTTTTTGAGCTGTTTTAAGTAATGTTGAGCTATTTTTTATATTTATATCTGTAACCGTTTGAGCTATTGGATGTATTGATATATCTATTTGTAATTCATATTCTTTAATTTGTTCTATTTGTTTTTTTGTTGTTTTTATAATTTCAAGAATTTTATAAATAATATCATAAATTTTTCTATAATATTCTTCCCATTTAATTATATTAGTATCAAAACCACCTTTTTCTTCTTTTTTCGTATCTATTACATCCATCTGGTCTTTATAAAATTCAGCAGTTTCGAGAAGCTCAAATATTTCATGAACCAATGCCTGTTGTTCTTGAATATATGTTTCATCTAATTTAATAACTTTATCATAATCAGCTTTATGTGCCATATATTTATTGTAAGCTGTTTTATGTGATGATTTTAATGCTCCTGTTTTCATTTCAGAATCAATTTCATCAAATTCTTTTTTCATTAATTTTATTTTAGATTGAAAACTACCTAATTCATCATTACTTAATTTTTCTACAAGGTCTCTAAATTTTTTTGTTTTTTTTTCCAAATCTTTTTTATCTTTTAAAAATTCTGGAGTCTTTTTCTCTATATCTTTATTTGCTCTATCTATATCTATTTCTAATCTTTGTTGTTTTTTTGAAATCATATCTAAATCGTGTTCGCTTTTTAAAGTTTTTATAAAATCTTTATCCTCAAGTTCTATAGAATTTATATCAGTATTTTTAGGTCTAGTAATTTCTTTTATAATCTGTTGTCTTTTATTTAAAATATATTCTGTAGTTCTATCGCGCTTATTTTCTGCTATATTTTTAAAATTATTTGCAGTAACTTTGTAAGAACCTAAATATTTTTTAATATTTTTTTCTTCTTCTTGTAAATTTTTAATTAAATTATTAAATTTATACATATTTTTCCAATGTATTAAAGTACTAAAACCAAATAACCCACCTTTTTGGTTTTTAATAGTTTTATTTAACTTATTAAACTTATTAAACTTATTAAACTTATTAAACTTATTAGTATTTATACGATTGCGATTTCCATTACCATTGTATATATATTTTTTAGTTTTTTTCTTAATAGATAAAGATAATTTATGTCTAGATATCTTATTTTTTCTGATATGTTTTCTGATATGTTTTCTGTTATTGTTTCCAATATTTTTTTTTGAAATATTATTTTTTTTTGTTTTACTCATAATGATAATTAGTAAAACCTAATATTATAATTATTATTATAATTATAAATACTAATTATAAGTTATTTGTTATTTAATTTATAGTTATATAAAAATTTTAGATTAAATATTTTAATTTAAAAATTGATTTATTATATTTTATAACATTCTATATATTTAAAAATACTATTATTTTAATTTTTAATTTTATATTTTTGATTATTGATTATAAATTATTAATTATTAATTATTAATTATAAAAATATAAAAATATAAAAATATAAAAATATAAAATAAATAATCTAAATAATCTAAATAATCTTAAATAAAATGGCACTAACTCTTACTGGAAATGTTCTTTCAAAAATATCATTTTGTGACGTACAATGTAGTAATGTAAATGATAATAAAAGTAAAGCACAAATAATTCAAAATCTAGAATCAAAATATAAAATACAAGTTGTTACTCGCGACTATAATATATTAAATCCAAATATTCTTCGTAATGTTTCATATCATCAACACATATTAAGTACATATACAAATGGAAATCCATATATGTTATACCTTACTAAAATTGATGGTATAAATTGCGTCTTGTTTATTGATAAAAAATTAAAAGAAGGATATACATATCCAAAAATGCATTGTGTTAAATATAGATTTTCTGATGAATTATTTGAAAAAGAAACAATATTTACTGGTGAATTAGTACGTGATTATGAAAGACGTTGGTTTTTCTTAATAGATAATATTTTACTTTATAAAGGTTTAAGCACATCTGATAAAAATATTTTAAGTAAATTTGAATTAATTTATAGTATTATGAATCAAGAGTATAAAGTTGATAAATATTTAGAAATTTGTCCTTTACAAATAAAAAAATTATTCCTATATAAAGATATTAAAAAAATGGTAAGTGAATTTATACCAAACTTATCATATAAGTGTAAAGGAATTATATTTTATACATTAAATAATAAAAACTCAAATTATGCATATATTATGCCTCGAGATTGTCAAATTGAAGTGAAAACAAGTAGTGAAGTAGATGAATATATACAAGAAAAATATCCTGAATTATGGAACAAGAAAAATATGATTACAAATGAATATATTAAAGAAGAAGATAGTCTAGATAATGTAGATAATGTAGATAATGTATCTAGACATACTAGAATACAAAATGTAAATAATGTTATAAATAATAACATATCTATTAATAGTGAAAAAAGTGAAAAAAGTGAAAATCTTGAAACCCTTGATATCCGTGAAAAAAATAAAAAAGTTAAAATAGATATAAATAATGTAGTTTTTAAAATATTGAAAACTGATATGCCAGATATTTATAATCTTTATTGTATAGATGAAAAAAATAATTTATTTAAACATTCATATGCATTAGTTCCTAATATTAAAATAAGTCATTTATTATATAATACTTTTGTATCTAATCCAAATAATTTAGATATGAAAATAGAATGTAAATATTCAAAAATATTTGAAAAATGGTCCCCAATACGTTTTGTTGAAAATGAACCTTATAATAAAAATAAAATTTTAGATATTGAAGAACAAGTAAAGAGTAAAGAGTAAAGAGTAAAGAGTAAAGAATAAATCCAAATATTACTTATATTCTAATACCATATGTTTTATACATTAAATCAGTATAAAAACTATTACTTAAAAACGGTAGTATACTTAAATATTTAGAATTACCATAAAAATTATTATTTTTTTGTTGAAATTTATGATATACATTTCTTATACCATTAAGTTTTGAATCATCATTTAAATAATATTTATTAATAATATCTCTAGAATAATTAGGATTAGTTAAATAATCAAAATTCATTTTACCATCATTTGAAGGTACATTATTTTTACTTATAAAACTATCTTTATTTATTAGTAATATTAATAATAATATTATAATTAATAATATAAAATTTATTTTCATTTTATTTTTAATTATTTTTAATTATTTTTAATTCATATTTACTTTGTAATTAGATATTTATAATTGATAAATAAAATTTTATGTATTTGTAATAAAATTTTATGTATTTGTAATAAAATTTTATTTATCAATTATAAATATCTAATTATTTATCAATTATATTCATATGCGTACCAAAACTAGGTATAAAAGTAAAATGTGTAGCATTATTAATTTCATCTATAGTTAATCTGCTATAAACAACATTGTTTTTATACTTATTATTATCTAGATCAATTGAACTAAATTGTGAAAATCCTTGTTTCGGTTCTAAGCCTACATAAAGATATTTATTATTTGATAAACTCTTTAATGTTAATATTTTTTTATCTTGTTGTAAAATTATTTGCCATTGTTGTCTAATATCTGTTCTAACTATATTAACTGATTTAATTTTAGATTCATCTGTAGTACTATTACTAGTAGAAACTTGTAATGCATTATCATATTTTCCTGAATCTTTACTATAATCTAGAATAATATATATATTTGCTTCTTCTCCTCCATAATGAATAATATAAAATCTTCTTCCAGAACCCTTATTAACAATCATACCTTCCGGTACTAAATTTAAAAATGTAAATATACTATATTTTGGATCTAATTTATAAGGATGTCCGTTCCATCCAATACCCAAATCTCCATTAGGAGTTTCAACATCTTTTGTTATAGGTGGAATTTTTTCAGGTGGTTTAAGACAAGAATCTTTAATCTTTCTAAAAGGTTTACTTCCACCAGCTCTAGTTAAATTATAACCATATTCAGGTTTTGCTTCATTATCACCGTCTCTCCAATAATTTAAAACATTTACATTAAATTCCCAGTCATAATCATATCTTACTCTTCTCCAATTATAATTTCTCCAATATTTATTAAATACTTTATTATCATAGGTTTCTCCATTATTAGAAATTGCTACATCTTCAACACATTCACTGGGTACACATTTAATATCTTTAAAAGTACGATTACCTATCATCCAAGAATCAGTAACATCTCCTAAAGATTCATATCCATTAGGACAAACAGGATTATATATACTCATTGCATCAGAACAATCAAAACTATCAATGAAATCAAAACGTATTGGATCAACAACATCACCAGAAACAAGAATAGTTTTCATATCTGGACCATTATAAAAATTATCATAATAGCTATTTCCAATATTATTATTATTATTAGCTTCATAAACATATTGTAAATCACCAGTAATAGTTTTACTATTTATTTTTTTCGGAGTTTTATCCAGATGTGTCATAATATCGCCAACAGGATAATATTTATCAGAACCTATTGATATACTTTTTGCTCTTAAAAAAGCATTAGGTTGATTACGATCACTACTTTCAGTATCACCTATCTTGTAATAATCATTAGTCTGTATAATTTTTAATCTAGGTTCTCTTGCTATATTTGGCATAGGTAACTTTGAACTTTCATATGTAGAATTACTTCTACATATTTCAGCCTTAAGTGGTCTAAAATTACGTGTTAAACCCCAATAATATATATCATATTTTTTAATTTCATCAAAGGGGTTATTATCCTGAGGCCAAGTATATTCTTCATCAGCAAATTCATCTGTAAACCAAACTCCTGGTTCTTCAGTAGCATCATAAAGTAAATCGAACCATTGTTTCCAGATACTTTTAATATAATTTATAATACTTATAACAGGTTTATTATCTTTTGATAAATTTGCTACAATTATTTTATATTGTCTACTTCCTGCCATTGTTGAAATTTTATTATTAAGATATTTTTGGTTATTAAATTTTTGAGTTTCATCATTTAAAATATGTTTATTTGATTTTGAGTAATATAGACCATCTATATATTCATTTAATGCTTTAATTAAAAATGCCTCTATAGAATCAATACCACAGGTACCTTCTATACCTATTTTACCATTTTCTCCTGATGGACCCCTTAAACCTGTAGGACCTTTTTTATTACGAATTACAGACCAAAAATAACCTAATACAAATACAAGTATAAAAGTTATCCATAATATTGTATATATAACCCAAGTTAATATTATCTGTGTAAAAGATTCTATTCCGTTAGTAAAATGAAGGCCTAATAATACATATATACAAAAAATTACTAATATAAAAAAAATCCATAAAGCTTTCATTTTTTATATTAGACTTTTAGTTTCTAATTATAGATATAACTATAATTATATAACATTTATTTTATTCTGTTTTTACAATTATTAATTTATAATAAAAAATAAAAAAAACATTATTTATAATAAAAAATAAAAAACATTATTTATAATAAAAAATAAAAAAACATTATTTATAATAAAAAATAAAAAACATTATTTATAAACTAAACTTATTGCATAATAAACATTTGATATTCAATATCTACTTGTTCGTCTTCTTTAACAAGTGTAAAAATATTAGATTTAAAATTTATAACATTTTTTGTATCATAATGTTGTAATTTACATTCATTTTTTTTATTACCAGTAAAAATAATACTAAATATTTGAGAACTTTTTTCTTCATCACAAGAATCTTTTGTTATCTTCTGACCATCAAAATTTAAACATATTTTGTTTGTCTCAGTTCCATCATAAAGTAAATATGCATTGCTTATTGCATTTGGTATAAGACTTGCATTTATATTTCTATTTGTCATTTGATGTTTTAATACTGGATTAGTTTTTAAATTTAAATATGACATTATACTATATTTTGAATCTTTTTGTGGTATTTTAATATATCCTTTACCAACTTGATTAGAGTCATTATCTATTGGTGGATTATTAGTAGAACCTCCAATAACATTTTTAGTATCATATGAAGACTCATCTAATTTATAAAAATTACCATTTATATCAGAATTTGGTATATTTGTAGAGTCCATACCAACAATAGCCCTAAACATATTATAACAATTATTACTGCTAGAACTTACATATAAACCATCATTTGGTTTAAATCCTAATATTAATAAATTTTGATTTGTTCCTAAACTACCATTGCCAAAAGAATTCCATAAAATATTACCACTTGGTGGTAATTTAATAGCAAAACTATATGGAACACATCTTATAGGTGCTTTCTGTCCTGTTAAAGGTGGATTACTATTTAATGTAATAACATCACCAAGTGAAATATAATTTAGTGGAGCAATTGGTCTCCAAATCCAAAATCTACCATTATTCCAAATTGGAGAATAATTAATTGGACCTTTTACATCTCCAGAAACAATTATTGTTTCACGATTAGGACCAGATATAGAATTATTCATAAATATATTACCAATTCTTCTTCTTTTACTTATAGTATTATTATTTAGTGAAGGACCTACTGCAAGATCTCCTACTGGATAATAAACAGCACCACTATAAGTATATTGTTTTGCACGCCAAAAACTTACTTTGTCATTTACAAATAATCTAGGATTTATATTATCTATTCTATCAAAAAAATCAGTAGGAGATACACGTAATATACTACCATTTGATTTTTCATCTGGATTATCACCATCTGAACTATTATAACATTTATCAACAATATTAGGTCTATATTGTTTTCCCATACCCCAATAAAATATATCATATTGTTTAATTTCATTAAAAGGATTATCTTTTAACCATTCAAAATCAATTTCAGCACTTACATTTTCAAAATACTTTATACCACCAGCTTCATATAATTTATCAATCCATATTTTCCAAACATCTTTTACATAATTTATAAGATTATACGGGCCATTATAAGGTGCGAGTTGTTTAAATTCATTTGAAGCACACATTTGACGCACTTTACTTTTAATATAAATATTATTAAATCTAATACTGTCTGAATTATTTGTTTTTATTTTTAATTCACTTGTTATCATATCAAGTATTTTATTTTCACATATATTATCACGGCAATCAGCATCACACACACCAACATTACCATTATCTCCTTGGTCTCCTAAATGTCCTTGAGGTCCTGGTAACCCTGTTTTATTTCTCATAGTTACATAATAATTTATTACTAATATAATATTTATAAATGTTACAATAGTTACAATATATAACATCCAAAATAAAAAATATATTACAAATTCTTCGATTTGATTACTTATTTCAAGTCCAACTCCAATTGCAATAATTATTCCAATAACTGCAATTAGAAAAATATATAAAGGATCCATTATATTTTTATTTTATTCTATTTTTTTTTTATTTTTTTTTT